AAAGAAGGAGATCAGTCGGCTGCACAATCTCCAGATGGCAATGAAGATTTTGCTGAACTCCGCATATGGATCTATCGGCAACTCTAGCTTTCGGTACTTCGACATCCGAATCGCTGAGGGAATCACGATCTCTGGCCAACTGTCGATTCGGTGGATTGCAAACAAGTTGAACGAGCTTTTCAACAAAACGCTTGGGACGACTGACATCGATCGAGTTGTTCTGATTGACACTGACTCAGTTGTCCTGACGCTCGACGACTTGATTAAAAAAGTGTGTGCGGACAAAACGACGGAACAGAAGATCAAATACCTCGACAAGATCGCCGACAGTGTTATTCAACCGTTCATTGACAAGTCGTACCAACAGCTTGCAGACTACATGAATGCATACGAGCAGAAGATGCACATGAAACGCGAGAACCTTGTTGACACAATGATCAGCGTTTCAAAGAAGCGGTATGTGATGTCTGTTCACAACTCAGAGGGCGTTCAGTATGCTGAACCTCAGTTGAAGATCATGGGCCTGCAGATGGTCAAATCTTCAACCCCAGCTATCATTCGTGACAAGTTGAAGCAGTCGCTAGATATCATTCTTCGCGGAACGGAATCCGACATCCAAAAGTATGTCAATGACTTCCGTGTGGAATTCAATAGATATACGCCAGAGCAAGTAGCATTTCCTCGTGGGATCAGTGATGTCGCGAAGTTTGAGAATGCGTCGACGATATACAACAAGAGCACGCCAATTCACGTTCGCGGCGCTCTGCTGTACAATCACTACATCAAACAGTATCGGCTGACAAACAAGTATCCGATGATTCGCGAAGGCGATAAGATCAAATTCTTGTACTTGAAGACGCCGAACCCAATTCGCGAAAATTGCATCAGCTTTGTTGACAAGTTGCCGGAAGAGTTCAATTTGTCGCAATATGTAGACTATGGTAAAATGTTCGAGAAGACGTTTGAAGATGCTATTCAGGACATCCTCGATTCAATTCAATGGTCAACAAGACCGAAACCAACGCTGGAAGATTTCTTTACGTGAGGAGCAACTATGAAGGTACTTAAGTTTTATGCAGAGTGGTGCGGACCATGCAAAGCGCTAACCGCAACAATCAACGAACACTACAACGGCGACGTGCCAATTGAAGAAATCAACATCGATACGAACATTGACGCTGCGATCAAGTATCAAATTCGTAGTGTGCCAACGTGCGTTCTGTTGGACGACAGTGGTAATGAGATCGGCCGCAAAGTTGGTGTGATGACCGCAGAACAGTTTGAAGACTTTGTTAAGGGTGTAAAATGAGCAGCTTGCTAGATAAGATCAAAAAGAACTCGACGATCAAAGACTCCGCAATCCTCGCGGAGTCTCAGTTGTTTACGAAGAAGGATATGATTCCAACCGCAGTGCCAGCAATCAACGTTGCGCTGAGCGGGCGACTCGATGGAGGGATGACGCCAGGACTGACTGTATGGGCAGGACCTTCGAAGCACTTCAAGACGATGTTTAGCTTGATCATGGCGAAGAGCTACATGGACAAGTATCCGGACGCCGTGATGTTGTTCTATGACTCGGAGTTTGGTACGCCACAAGCGTATTTCGACACGCTGGGAATTGATACGAACCGCGTCGTTCACACTCCAATTACTGATGTTGAGCAACTGAAGTTCGACATCATCAATCAACTGGACGGCAAGGATGGAATCAAACGCGGCGACAACGTAATCATCTTAGTCGACTCTATTGGCAATCTCGCCTCGAAGAAAGAAGTCGACGATGCGATCGAAGGGAAGTCCGTTGCTGACATGTCTCGTGCGAAACAAATCAAATCTCTGTTCCGCATGGTAACTCCACATCTGACGATGAAGAACATCCCAATGGTCGTCATTGCACACACGTACAAAACGTTGGAACTGTATTCGAAAGACGTCGTTGGTGGCGGGACCGGCGCATATTACGCGGCGAACGAAATCTTCATTCTCGGCCGCCAGCAAGAGAAAGACGGAATGGAATTGCTTGGGTATAACTTCATCATCAATGTCGAGAAGTCGCGGAACGTTCGCGAGAAGTCGAAGATTCCTATTACCGTTAAGTTCGACGGCGGTCTGTCTAAGTGGTCTGGCCTGCTTGATATGGCGCTTGAAGCGGGTCTGGTTGTCAAGCCGTCGAATGGTTGGTACAGCCGAGTTAATCCAACTACCGGCGAAGTAGAGGACAAGAAGTTCCGGCTGAAAGAAACCGACACAAAGGAGTTCTGGCAGCCTATTCTATCGAGCAAAGCGTTCCACACGTGGGTCAGCAACAAGTATCAAGTGTCCACCGGTAGTTTGTTGACTGACGAATCGATCGATCAACAGATTGGTGCTGTTAACCATGACGAAACCGTATCAGATAATTGACGACCAGTGGATCAAGTTGATTGACGGGCCGTATGCTGGTATAATGTACCGATATGGCCGTGTCAACTTGATTGAACAACACGACCATCTCCGCGTCGAGTTTCAGTACCAAGTCGACACAGGAGAGAAGTTCGACGGCGACTTTGTTGAATACATCGGTCGCATCCTTACTGAACTAATTGAAGACGGCTTGGCAAACAACAACATTGTCTACACAGGCGGCATTGACATTGATGAAAATAGAGCACAAGATCTTAGTAAATCTGATTGACAATGAGAAGTTCTGCCGAAAGGTAGCTCCTTTTATTGATCCATCGTACTTCCATGAGCGACTGGACAAAGTTGTCGTCGACGAGATTCTGACGTTCTTTGCAAAGTACAACAAGCTGCCAACTCGAGACATCATCAAGATCGAGCTAAACAATCGCAGAGACATTACTGACAAAGAACTAATCGAAGCGAACCAACTTGTTGATAGTTTGCGTCCGGATCGCACCGACCTCGACTGGCTGATTGAGAAGACAGAGAAGTTCTGCAAAGATCGTGCGGTATACAACGCAATTCTCAAGTCAATTAAGATCATCGACGGAAAAGACGACAAACTATCTCAAGAGGCGATTCCAAAGATTCTTGCCGACGCTCTTGCTGTATCGTTCGATCAGCATGTTGGCCATGACTATATCAACGACGCAGAAACTCGATACGAGTTCTACCATCGCGTCGAGGAGAAACTGCCGTTTGATCTTGAAATGATGAACAAGATCACTGCTGGTGGGCTAAGCAAGAAATCGTTGAACGTTTGCTTAGCGGGAACTGGTGCGGGGAAGAGTTTGTTCATGTGTCACGTTGCAGCGTCAACGTTGATGCAAGGCCGCAACGTTCTGTACATTACGATGGAAATGGCGGAGGAACGGATTGCAGAACGGATCGATGCGAATTTGATGAACTTGTCAATCGATGAGCTGAAAGTAATCGACAAGACCGTTTTCGACAGTCGGATAGCAAAGCTCGCAGCAAAAACTCAAGGGAAGTTGATCGTCAAAGAATATCCAACGGCGTCTGCTCACTCAGGTCACTTCCGAGCTCTAATCGAGGATCTCAAGGCGAAGCGAAATTTCACTCCGGACATTGTCATCGTCGATTACCTAAATATCTGCGCAAGTGCTCGGTTGAAGATTGGTTCGTCCGTCAACAGCTATTTGTACATCAAATCGATTGCCGAAGAGCTTCGCGGATTAGCAGTTGAATACAATGTTCCGATTCTAACCGCAACTCAGACGACTCGTAATGGGTATGACAATAGCGACGTTGGATTGACCGATACATCGGAATCGTTTGGCCTTCCCGCGACTGCAGACTTGATGTTTGCTTTGATTCGCTCGGAGCAGCTTGATCAATTGAATCAGATCATGATTAAACAACTGAAGAATCGCTATGCAGACCCATCGAGGTACAAGCGATTTGTCGTTGGTGTTGATCGTTCAAAGATGAAGCTGTTTGATGTAGAAGAATGCGCTCAGCAAGGTTTGGTTGACTCCGGTCAAGATGACACTCCGGTGTTTGACAACAGCACTTTTGGAAAGCGCGCAAGACGCGACGGTAGTTTCAACGATTTCAAATTCCAATGAAAGACAAGGTAGGAACACAAGATCGGATTAGCTTCGTACTCAATGGAAAGCCAGTTCAACCCGGCGAGCCGGTTGAGCCAGCAAACCAGCTGCAGCCGAAGCTCCAACCAAACAGTTATCCGCCGATCCCGCCATTAAGGCCGAGGAGACCGTAGACGACAAACAACCCCGCGAAAGCGGGGTTTACTTTTGGTCAACTGCTTTACAACACGTTATAAATATCCATATTGTCGTCGTTAATTGGGAAAGTGGATGTCAACAAACGCGTATATTACAGAACTGATTAAAACCGTATACAACGGCCCTCTGCAGGTAATCGGCAACGGTTCAAACGTTATTGTCAAGGTCAAAGATCGCGCGAGAGTAAAAACTGACCTGTATGCATACCTCGACAAGTACAACTATCCTTACCAAGACATTAAAACGTCGAAATCATCGTTTAACGCAACACAATTAAAAACACCAGACGGCACCATCGTCCACATTATCTACAAAGACACTGTTAACAATGGTTCCGGTGCCGGTGCAGAAATCACTGAGCTTGCAGAATCAGCACAGTGTTGGTATGCAGCAGTTGCATTCAACTACGAGTTGCAATCGCTCGACGATTTCCTTAAGTACAAGGACAAAGTTACAGCGAAGTGCAGCACTAGTGCAACCGTTGATAAGATCGTCGACGAGTTGACATACGATTGGATCCAATCGTCAATCATCATTGCTAACTACATGCGGGAGATGTCTGAATTTAAGACTAAGAAGAATCAGTACCACTTCCATCATGGGTCTGCTATTATCAACAAGATAAGTGAGATGTTCCATTCTGCAAACCGCAAAGATCCGCAGTTCGCAAACATCAACAAGTGGAATCCAGCAGATGTTTGGCTGATAACTCCAACTGGTGAGGCAGCTATACGTGCTGCATCTCGCGACCAGACATTTGCTAGCTTAAACGACATTGTTACTGAGCTGTATCAATCGCGCGATGCAGTTGGCGTTTCTCTAAAGAAAGTTGTCAACACTGTACGCCACGAGGTGTTTAACTATCAGCGCTCGGCGACGACATGTGAATTGAAGTCATTCAAAGTCTCCGAGAAGTCAAAAGACGGGTATCTCATCTTCCAGTATAAAGACGACTCAAACATGTCGATCCAATTCCGATCATTCTCGGATGCTAGAGGCTGGCGGTGGCAGGGCGAGATCAAAGGCAAGTATGCGTCTGGTGGTAAGATTGGTGGTGGGCAAGTTGCAGCAATTTTCAAACGCGTTTCTGGTATTACACTTTCAAGTATGTCCGCCAATGAAGTTGCTAAACGCGTTCAACGGCACGATCCAAAAATTTACAATAGTATCCGTACAATGGCAAAAAAGTTCAACGTAACAGTTGTCGACCCTGTACTGCAGTCAGCTGACTGGGTATACTCAAAGTACCTGACGCTAGAACTATTCACCGCACTGAAACAATTGCCGAAAGACAAGCAGGAACAATTCCTCCGTGAAGTAGTCGGATACGCTGCATCTTCAACCGAGAACTCTGGCGTATTCATCAAGATATCTTGACCAGATGATTTGTCTAGATTGATTACCAGATAAATAACGCAACAAACTACAACAATTGGTTAAATGAGAACGTATAGAAGTCTGATTGAGTCGCTTCCGTCAAACACCGTTGTCTTTGCATTCGGCCGGTTCAATCCACCGACGATTGGACATCAACTTCTCGTTCAGTTTGTCAAGAATCTGGCGCAGCGGAATCGCGCCGATTATGTGATCTATGCATCTCGCACTCAAGACGCTAAGAAGAATCCGCTACCGCTCGATCGCAAGCTCCACTATCTGAACTTGATGTTCCCAAACACGAATTTTGTTGGCACCGACAATCACGTTCGAACGTTCATTGAAGCAGCAAAACAACTGAACAGCAAGTATAGCAATTTGATCATGGTCGCAGGGTCCGACCGCGTTGGTGAGTATGATAGGTTGCTGAATAAATACAACGGAATAGAGTTTCACTTTGATTCAGTCAAAGTGATTTCTGCCGGCGATCGCGATCCAGACTCTGATGATGTTTCCGGAATGTCTGCATCAAAGATGCGTGCGCTAGCAGCGAAAGGCGATTTCGCTCAGTTTAGGAAAGGCGTTCCATCTACTGTTCGCGACATTGATGCTCGCCGCCTGATGAATGATGTACGAGAGGGGATGGGACTTGACGCAATCAAAGAGCAGATCACGTTGCCACTTGATACTGTTCGTGAGAAGTACTTCCGGGGAACGATCTATCGAGTTGGAGAGATTGTCGAGTCGTTGAACGGCGAACAGTTTGAAATTGTCAAACGCGGCACTAACCATCTACTCGTCAAAGACCAAGACGGCAACATGTCAACAAAGTGGTTGCACGAAGTATTGCAAAGGGAACAACAATGAGTGACATCCTATCAGAATCCGCATCGCGATTCATTGAAAAAGTGAACCAAGCGGCAAATGCTGCTGCTAGCGGTAACCACAAGAGAGCGCAAACGCATCTTAATACTGCACGGAATTTGATGCTTGGTACACCGACTGCTGATATACCTAAGATCAAAGACGCGTACGAAACATACAAGTCCCTGCGCAAGAAGTATTCCGGTACCGGTGACAACACTAAGGTAACAACAGAGCACGTCGATCTTGATGAAGATCTTACTGATAAAACGATTAAGTCCGGCGACAAGATTAAGGTTGCTCGCGTAATCGCTGACATGCTTGGCGTTGACAATGCCGAGACGATGTCTCCAGACGCGGCGGTCAATGCCGGTCTCCGTAAGATTGCAATGAAACGTATGACGCCCGAATTGATCGGCGTTATCAAGAAAATGCTTGCACTTGCTCAAGATGTTGGTATCAAAGTTGATATGACGCTAATCCCAAAGGCGATTAACGAACGCGCGCAGCTTGACGACGTCGCAACTTCATCGAAGGTCGACTATAGCAAAGATCGTATTGACGATCAACAACCGGAAGATGAGATTGATGGAGAATACTGCACAAAGACTGGTCGCACGCTAGTTGGTGCAGAAGACGAAGACCATATCCGTCGAATGAAGGTAAAATACCGCACTGAACACGTTGAAGTGCAAGATCGTCACTTTGCCAAACAGAGTGCAAGGATGCAACAGGCAATCAACACAAACCTCTGTGAGGGACTGTCGTATTGGGATGCTGTTGCTGCAGCTAAACTGCAAGTTAAAGAGGATGTCCAGTCTGCGGACTACAAAATCAATCCGCAGACTGGACGGAAGTATCGCGCCCGCCACATCACATTCAAAAACAGCAGAACTACTGCCGACCAGTCAGATCAAGAAGATGATCAAGACAACAAGCGGTCAGTGATCATTAAAAGTCCGCTGATCAAACCAATCAAAGAAGATGCTGAAGAACGCGAGCTAGATCTCACCGACGATGAGCTTGATAAAATCGCGCGCGAAGTTGATCACCCCGACGAGGTTCTAGATGTTTATGATGATGATGAATTTGTCATCATCGATCCCGACACCGGCGAGGTTATTGACGCCGTTGTTGATGTTGACGACGATGACGGCGACGATGACGGCGACGAAGATGACGATGATGAATACGATGACGAATACGATGAATATGAAGATGATGACAAAGACGGCGAAGACGATGAATACGAAGACGATGATGACGAAGATGAAGATCGCAGA